GGCCTGTATCGCCATCAGGACCACCAATAACAAAATTACCTGTAGGATTAAGATGCCATACAGTGTCGTCATCAATTAAATCTCCTAGTTCTTCCATTGCGGCAAGTTTACAAAGATTTCTTGCTTCTTCTACATTACCTTGTGTATGCTGTGTACTAATAACAATTTGATCAATGCGTTTAACAACTCCGTCACGCCTTGCACCATCATACTCTACACTAATTTGAGACTTAGCATCAGGACCTAAAATACTTCCACGTTTTGTTTTTAAGTTCTTTAATACTGCATGACTATAATGTATAGGTGCAGGCATCATACTATGTGTATGATTACATGCATATCCAAACATAATGCCTTGATCGCCTGCCCCAAAGTCATCAGTACCTAATCCGATGTCACTGCTTTGTGAATGTATCTTATTAAATACTGCTAGTTGCTCGTGATGGAAACCTTCTTGCTCGTATCCAATTTCTTTAACTTTAGCTCTTACAATATCTTCTACATCGTAAAGACTTAAATTAAAGTTAGCAACTTCACCAGCTACTGTTACATGATTAGTTGTCACTAGTGTTTCTATAGCTACTCTAGTTGTTTCGTCGCCGGCTTTTAGTCCAGCATCTACTAATGCATCACTTATTTGATCAGCAACCTTATCGGGGTGGCCGTCACTTACTGATTCACTTGTAAAGATATATTTATTCACAGACTCTTCTCCTTAAATCGCTTGTACTAAAGCGGTGATCTCTTTTATTAAAATGTAACTCAATATCACGCTTTCGACAAATGTCTTTACCTGTAAAATCTTTGTCGCGATATTCTTCACCTAGTATACGCACATCAATAGGATACATACTGAGGATGTCCTCTAAATCTACTTCTGTACCGTATGGAATAATTTCATCTACGTATTCTACACCCTTTAGTTGAGTGTATCGTTCTACTACATTTTGTACCGGTGCGTTCTTTTCTTTGCGATCAATACTAGGATCAACTTGCAATCCGCATATAAGATAATCACATTGTTCTTTTGCTTCACGCAACATAATTAAATGTCCTGCGTGTAGTAAGTCAAATGTACTGCACGTAAATCCTACTTTCATTTGTGGTTCCTCTTACCATCAAACACACATACAAAATATGCACCATTTGAACCTGCGTGTACTCTATGGAATACTCCGTCTTCAATTAATATAACATCCCCTGCAATAAAAGAATGTGTTACATTGTCTAGTTCTATAGTACCGTCACCATGAATAAAATAATATACTTCTTCTTGTCCAGCATGCGAATGTCCAGATGTACTTTTGTTGTTGTTTAAGCGAGTTGAACTAACTACTAAGTTTTTAAGAGTAGTGTTATCTTTTACTATATAACGCTCATCTTCTTTAGCAATTATGCCGCCTATGTCATTTATTGATACTTTCATTTAATATTCTCCGTTAACTCTTGAAGCTTTTCTATAATTTCATCAATAGTATTTAGGTCGTGTTCGCTTTCTGTGTCAATTTCTATTTCTATCTTTATTTTCATATTATTCGCCGAAGTCAAATAAACTAGTAAATGTATTATGTCGCTTAGTATCTTCTAACGGATAGTTAAGAACTCCAATTAAATTATCTAGTTTTTTATCAATGATTGTTTCTGCCATTGCTGCATCATCAAACGGTAACTCTTTAAACCATTCTGGTATGTGCATTTCATCTGTTGGATAAGCTACACTTGTATACCCTAATGGATTTTGCTTTAGCTTACAAACAATAACTTTCATACCATCTACAATTTCTTGAGAATACTTATCGTTGTTCATACGTTTAAGTGTATTCCAGTTAATGCTTGCTCTAACATGCCCAGGCATGCCAGCTTTGCCTTGCTTTTCTTCTAGTCGCCGATAATGTCCAACTTTGTTTGCACGTTTGGGTGAACCTTTTTCGTATCCAGGGCGTTCGCTAAATTCCTTACGGAACACAGTAATACGTTCTAATATTTCTGGCTGCGGAACATCTGTAAGTACCATAAGTAAGATTTCACTTAGAAACTCTTGCATAAACACAGGAGTATCTGATCTACGCAAGTCCAAGCCCATAGCTTTTACTTTACCTGGCTTGCCATCTGTGTCACTTCTAAAGCCTTCAATGTCATATACTAATGCCGCATAACGTTTCTTGGTAATATACAATCCACTCTGTGCAACAATTTCTCTAGCTGCAGCAATAACGTCCGACCTACTCTTTGGACAATGGAATGATGAAGCCATCATTGACGGAAACGTAGTATTTGCAGCTTCGCATACTTGGTCATAAAGTGCAATAATATTATCTTTACTCCAAGGAATTTTACCAGCTTCGATGTCATCTTTAAGAATAGGCCACGCACTAAAGTAACAAGAGTCAGTATCGCCATATATCATTGCTTCACCGATATGATCGTACTTGCCAGTAATAGTTTTGTTAACTTCGGCACTCATATGCTTTACAATAGTTCTACCAGTTAGTGTAGTACTTTGACCAATACGTTTATCAAAGAACCTACATCCTGGATTAAGAATAGCACCATACAAGCTATTCAAGTTAATCTTCTTAACAAGTTGTCTTTTATCCCAGTATTCAACTTCAATAGAATTACCTGCATCTTTTGCTTTTTTTAGATTCTTCTGCAAATCTTTACGTTCACTGTACCAGCGTTTTAAGATACCGGGTATAACGCCTTCAAACTCTGTAGTAAAGATAGTACCGTTAGCACTAAGCATCCAAGGGTTATTAGAATCAAATATTAATTTATAAATTTCAGCACCACTTAGTACCTCTGTTTGTCCGTTTTCAAAGTCTAACGTAAGTGGAATATCTTTACGTTGTTCCATAACAACATCATACTCTTCTGTAGCAAACCTTCCTTCCCAACTACCAGCAAAGCTCTTCTTCTTTAAGAACATATCTTCGTGTACACGAGCATCACTAATCTCTGGACGTATCTGTCCTATGACAGTTTCTGGCGCCATATTTAATGCACGAATTACTGAAGGGTAGAGTGAGTTTAAATCCATAGATGCAACCCACTTGTGTAAACCTTTCTTTGGATACGCAACATATGCTCCAGCAGCTTGTGTAGCGTCATCATCACGTTTCTGACGATTAGGTACTTGCAAGCCTCTATGGTGTGCTTCGTTAACGATAGCTTGTTCTGTAACTGCAACGGCACCCATTGTAGTTTGTAGTAACACAGTATTTGCATGAGCAAGCTCATTACTAAGATCAATAAAACGTAGCTTCTTATCTAGCTTGTCAAGTAATGCAGTATCTTGAATGTTATATTCAATAAACTTTCGGAAGTCATTGTTGTATAGTGCGTCAAGTGTTCCTTCATACGGAACTTTGTTTTCGCCTACTTCAACTTCGCCAATAGCATCTAATCGATATGTATGACGTTCTTCGTAAGTGTACTTACGATACAAGTTCAAACTATCTAAGTGTACACGACCAACTAGGTCAAACGTTTCACTTTCTTTGCCAAACTTTTCGTACATACGCTTCTTAGGAAGCTGACCCCACAAGCAAAATCTACGTGTGTCATCTTTGCTTAGTACACGACTAGTTCTGTTAACAATGTACGGAATATCATATCCTTCACTGTTCCAGCCTGACAAGATATCAGCATCTTCAATCAGTGTCAAGAAAGTGTCAATCATGTCACCTTCTTTTTCAAACAACATTACGTTGTCAATTCCTTCAAGTTCTTTCTTTGCTTCGTCCATAGTAAGTGTCTTAGGTGGAACAGCAATACACACCATTGTGTCTAACCACTGTAGGTACACCGAGATACTTGTAATTGGCATAAACGGATCACTAGGATCAGCAAAGCCTCGCTCTGGATCAAAGTCGGTTTCGATATCAAAGAACGCAATGTTTAGTTTAGGTGCATCTTGGTTAAGATAGTTTTCACTTAAACATTGAAAGATTGGATTAATGTCGCTTTCAAACAATTTCTTTGAATTGTTAATTGCAACTTCCTTACGAAAGTCCTTAGTACTTTTACATACAATGCGACTTAGAGGATCACCATAAACACTTTTGTATTTGCCTCGTTGATCTTCAAAATAGAAAGTATACTTTACAGGATATTCTGTAAAACTTCTCTTGCCGTCTTTACGTTCAACAGCTCTAATAATATCTGCGTCACGGTCAAAAAATGCATCTACATAGCTCATTTAGTAATCCTATAAAAATAGTTGAATGATAGCAATAGTATTCATAATAACAAACCAGCTACAAAGTACTATTACAAATGCAGCCTTTCTAATAATGGCACTACACACACCCAATACTGACCCTATTAAGTACATAGGAATAAATATTTTTGTTGCAGGATCTAATACAGTAAAGGTTAGAACAGCACTTGCAGATATTAAGAACATTGCTTCTACTAGTTCGCAATAGAATGCTACAGGACTAAGTTTATAGCTATCTTTAAAAAAGGTTATAATACTGTTCAAACCTACTTGTCCTTACCAACGGTAACAATTAAAGTTTCTAAATCATCAAATGCATCTGCATGATTTGCCCAGTCACCTTTTTGGGCAATTTTAATTGCTTTGTTAATAAGACCTGGTTTGATATCTAATTCTTCTGCTACTGCTTTAACTGTTTCTCGGAGGCCTTCACTTAAATCTTCAATTTCTTGTAGAACAGTTACGCCTTCACCAACCAAACGTTCAAGTTTAGCTTTTTCTTCTGCACCATAGGTACGGTCACTCATAGGTATCTCCTTTATGTTTGTGTACTAATATATATTATACTAGATACTTAACAGAAAGTCAAGTACTTTTTTGAAGATATGAAAAATTATTTAACTTGGTCGTAATCGTATTGTATGGAACCTAGATAATATTTAGACCATAAATTGATTACTTGTTTAACCGTAGTTTTCTTTGGTTTTTGCTTGGTTATTAGAGCTTGTACTTGTAGTGTAAACGAATTGTTAGCAGCAGTTACTATCCTCTGTGCCGCCGTCTTTCCTGCCCATGTAGCCAAATCTTTATACACATCTTGTTGTGTCCACTTATTAAGCTCTGCAGCAAGTGCAATCATTTTATCTTGGGTGTCAACTGCATCACCTAGTCTAAATTTAGTAGTATCGATCCACTTAGAAGGATTGCCTGTATTTAACGTGAATAACTTACCTTCTTTTTCAACCCCTAGTCGAATAAGTTCTGCATCAATTTTTGGTATCACAGGATCGTCTGCATTGCTGCTATACCATTTACCTTTTCTCCAGGCTATTAATTTTTCTACAATATCAGCATCCATATCGTCGTTTTGGTTTTTAAACTTTTTTACAACTAGATTATAATCTTCAGGAGTTTTTATTGTTTGCAGTACTGCATAAATATCGTCTCCCTTACCATCCTTAAACGCTTGATACAAGTCGCTCGCTATTTTATTAGCTTTGGCTGAGTCTATTGTTAGGCCTGACGGTGCCGTATTAACTGTGCCAGGCTCTGGAGTTGTAGGGTCGTTATAAATCTGTGTCTGCATCATTGTCAAAAAGTTTTTCACAAGCTCAATATCTTTAACCCTTATGCCTACTAAGTCTTTTGCCTTCCAACTTGGTCCTATTGTAACACCTAGTCTAATTTGTATACTTTTTATAAGGTTAGATGTTATTTCTTCGGGGGTATCTCCCGTTAAACTGGTATTCACCATAGTTATCATTTTAGCTGTTAACATTGATGTTGAATAGTTAGCCGGTAGCGATGTAATAAGTTTTTTATAAAGTTCCTCTAGACGACTCTTTTTTAGCTTGTTGCTTTGATAATATGTATTAGTATAAAATATTAAAAACCAAGCATCTTTACTAAATGCTTTTGTTTGCCAATTACCGGTATTAACTGTTGAAGGATCAGTCACTTCTGTACCTTTAGGATCAGTCACTTCTATACCTTTAGGATCAGTCACTTCTATACCTTTAGGCTCTAGCTTTTCTTCAGCTTCTCGTAATATTTCGAGAACTTTCATTATTTCCTGCTCGCTGCTAATTTTCTAAATAGTTCTTCTTTAATAGAACTTTTTTGAGTACTTTCTTCTGCATGCATTGCAGCCATATGCTTTTTATATTTTGGAGTACCTTTTTTATGTGGGCTTTTGCCCTCAACTTTTCTCATTGTGCCATCAATTCTACCTGCAATCCATTCTTCAATTCTAGAAATTCGATCAGCTAAATCTTCTATTTGAGCCGAAGTACTACCAGGCCCTAAGTCAGGCATTTCTACTGGCTTAGCTTTCCCCATAAGATCTTTCCAACTTTCTTCGCCTACTAGTCTATCCTGTGTAGGGTTACCTGTAGTTCCTGCTGGTTGTGTATTAATAGCATCTTTTGCTTTTAGTTGTCCAGAAGGACCAGTTGCTTGAGATTCATTAATACCTGCTAGTCTAGTAAAACTTGATAAGTCCATATCTAATGGCATGCTACCTTTTTTAACTGTAGCACTTTCGTTGACATAATCTACAGCCGGTGCTGCTTCGGCTGGTGCATTGGCCATTTGCTGTAGTGCAGCTAAATCACCTTGGGGATTTGAAGGAAATAGTTCTTTCATCTTTGCACTTATGTCATAAAAATCGTTACTCATTTTAGACTCCTATTTCTTCTTTGTTTTCTTCTTTGAAGCGTGTGTATGTCCTTCTGAAATAACATTAGTCATACTAGTAGTAGGAACATTTCTTACAACATACCGTTGTCCACAACTAGTAAAAGTTGCATCATAGTGTGTAACTGTACCATCTTCTAGCAAAGTATGCTCTCCAGGAATCACAGTACATTCACCGTATGTCTTATGCTCAAACTTTTTAGCACAATCGTGATAAATGCCGTCGCCTTCTTTTACTTTGATATCTTTAGCTTTAGGTTTATCATGACTCCAACCTTTTGCTTTCATATCTAAATGATCTTTTTCAACTTTTGCATGCTTGCTTTCACCTGTCTTAGGATCGTACATCATATGTGGTTCAAATTTTTCTTTAGCGTCCTCTTTAACTTTTTTCTTTTTATGAGGCTTACCACAGCTTTCGCAAATTGCTTTACCACAGTTACAATTACACTTTCCTTCAGAAACTACATCTTGTTGAAACTTAACATCATAGTCTAAGTGATGATATACACTTCCAATGTAATCGGCAGCTTTGGTAATCTTTGATTGTACCCAGCCTTCTAACCCTTCTTGTTCGCTAATGTTTTTAAGCATTTCGTGAAGTTTAATAGAATATTTTGCTAATTTGTACAACTCGGCTCTAGCCATTTGTACTTCGTGATCCTGTTCAGCTACTTGAGCTAAATCAGCTAACCCCTCTTTAATAGAAGAGCCTTTCTTTTTGTTCGTTACCATCATTTTCTCCTCGAAGACTTTATTATATGTATTTATGCGTTAGGCTTCTTTGACTTCTTTTTATTCTTTTTAGTTTTGCCACCTAGTAAATTACCGTACTCTACACCATTTTTCATTGTGCCATCTGCATTATACATGTTTCTACTCTGCATAGCACCCACTCCACTTGGAACACTAGCTATACTTG